CTTTCCCCGATAGGAGCATTGCCGCAATGCCAGTACGGGTCAATCCATTGAAGGTTCTTTGCGTATAACGGCAGAGAACAGGAGTGATTTCGTCAAACCCAGATTTCCCTAGATTTCTGGGAACGGTTGCCTCTAAATCAATTTGTTCGGGCGTCACTAAGACTTTATGTTGCAAGTCTACCGTCATTTGCCCGGTTCGGGGATCATTGACGCTCACTTTAGCCTGCAAAACCCCATTAAACTCCCAATATCTGTCTTTTCTCAGGGGTCTTTCGATGTGAAACCCTTTATCAATCCAGCTTTTTTGTATCATAGTTGCGTTGTTTGCACGCAATATTTCTTCCTCAAATCGACCTTGAGACAGCGACTTTCGCATAGACACGAAGTCTCTATCCACTACGAATTGCTTTCTTCGACAAACTTCGGCGGTATATTTGGGGAGACAAAAATACCCTGCGGCAAGCAGGGCAAAAATAGTAAAAATCAAAATAGTCTTCTTTAACATTTGTTTTCCTCCCACTCTATTAACTAGGTATTCCAGAAGGAGGAAGAAAAAAATGAAAGGCGTTATACTTGCAGGTGGAATGGGGACGAGGCTTTACCCTTTAACAAAAGTCACAAATAAGTGTTTGTTACCAGTTTACAACAAGCCAATGATTTACTGGCCAATCGAAAGTTTGGTCCGTAGCGGCATTAAAGATATTCTCCTTGTCTGTGGAGGTAATGCCGCTGGTGAGTTTTTGAGAATTCTTGGTAACGGTGAAGAATTCGGTCTAAAACACCTTCACTATACATACCAAAAAGAAGCAAGAGGCATTGCTGATGCTTTGTCATTGGCCGAAGATTGGGCCGACAATGAAGCCATTTGTGTTATTCTAGCCGACAACATTTTTGAAAATGGTTTTGGCGATGCAGTTCAAGAATTTGAAGCAAATCCAGATGGAGCAAAGATATTCTTATCCGAAGTAGAAAATCCGCAGCACTATGGTGTAGTGGAACTCGACAAGACGGGAAGAATCATTTCTATTGAAGAGAAACCCAAGGCTCCGAAATCCAACTTGATCGCAACCGGACTTTATATGTATGATAAGAATGTGTGGGATTTCATTCGCAGTCTATCTCCATCGAAGAGAAACGAGCTTGAAATCACAGACGTAAACAACCGTTATTTGAAGATTGGAAAATTGTCGGCTCACAAGGTCGATGGCTGGTGGATGGATGCAGGAGAAAATATCGACGGATATTTGTCTGCTTGCAACAAGGCTGCTACAATAAAAAGGGATTAACCCGTGCAAAAAGCCAAAATGCTTCAGTTGCTAAACGAGAAGGTTTGCAACTGTACCAAATGTCCAGATTTGGCGTCCAGTAGAACGAGGACAGTTTTTGGCGAAGGCAATCCTGAAAGCAGGATTGTGTTTTGTGGAGAGGCACCCGGTCGCACGGAAGACGAAACAGGAAGACCGTTTGTTGGTAGAGCAGGAGAGTTACTAAATATCCTTCTGAATAATTGCGGATTGAATAGAGACGAAGTTTATATTCTCAATATCATTAAATGCAGACCAGAATATAACCGGGTGCCAACTCCGCAAGAATCAAGAAATTGTCGCCCCTTTCTTGATTTACAACTTAAAGTTATTTCTCCCAAGATCATTGTTTGTCTTGGGGCGACTGCCGCTCAAAATCTTTTGGGCGTAAAAACCTCTGTAAATAATCTGCGGGGGAGTTGGTACGAACACAATGGTTCAAAAGTTCGTGTAACCTTCCATCCTGCGTATCTTCTGAGAAACCCGGCAGAAAAAGACAAAGCATGGGAAGATTTTCAGGAGATAAAAAAAGAATTGGACAAATAAATGTTCTCTCTATTTTTGTTGCTTTGGCTTGGTCTATTGGGCGATGAAACTATTCATATGCCCCCACCCACAAAAGAAATACAACAACTCATTAAACAACTTGGTGATGATAGTTGGCGCATTCGAGAAAAGGCAGATTCCGATCTTAGAAAAATTGGTTGGCCCGCTCTACAAGGTGTGTATTGTGCTGGAATATATGGCGAAGACTTAGAGACACGAGTACGGTCGATAAGAATCTACAGATCATATTTTAACATTTCAAGTGATGACCCAGAAATAAGAATGCCTTCAATTTGGTTTTTGGATGAAAAATTAAGATACCCAAAAGGTTATGAATTAGAAAAAGCAAAAATAGATCGTCTTGGCAGCGTCTGCAAAATACTAGATGTGCCAGATGTTGCCAAAGAATTTTACGAAAAGGCAGTAAAAAGAAATAACGCAGATTTGAATGATTACAAAAATGAAGATTTTGAACGAGAGGCTATGTGGCTATACATGAAGCAACGACTTCTGAGAGGCGAAAAACACGCTGATTTGAAAAAATTGCTGAATCAAGCTGTCAAAAACAGCAAGGAATATCTGCATTACTATCAAACTGCAAATATTGACCAAGAATGGCCTGCTTATGACTGGTACAATTCGCCTCCCGGCCCTATGATTAAGAAAGAAGATTTCAAAGAACCAAATGGTTGGGGGCCATGACTATAGACATTGCATATCGCTTAGGCAAAGCGTTACCACCCCGCCCAATCAAACTTAAAATTCCCGGTTGGGCGGGGATCAATAATTATCACGGAGATGGAGGCCCGCCTCAACCGTGGCATTGCGTGCCATTTGTCGAAGGGAATACTTACGGAATAGAGTTTTTGTATCCATATGAAGAAGAACAAAGAGTTACCAGAGTGGACGGTAAAGTACAGTTTTCAAATCCAGACCTACCATTCAAATGTTTCGCAAGTGGACATTACGGCTATCAAAGTGGAACGGATATTAAAGTCCCAGACGGATACGTTATCCGACTCGAACCCCACCCAAGATATTTCGTTGACGAAATAGGGGATGTACCCTTGATGCTACCGGGGCACATACAAACCCAATGGTGGACGAGATTTTTCTTTATCGTATTCAAAAGCCCGCTCGAAGGTCAAACGCACATCTTTAGATACGGCGAGCCATTCGGACAATTTCTGGTTGTTCCCAAGAAGCCAGATTACAAACTGCGGGAGCAACATCAAGAAGAGGCCATTGAAAGAAGTCAGCTTTCAGAACTGACCTTCTTATATGATGAATATCTAGGCCAGAATACTTGGCGGGCCGATAACGGCATCCCCTTCAACGACAAATACAAACAAATGGCTAGTGCCTATGCCAAAGACGGCATGGACGGAGTAAAAAAGCTGTTTGATAAATGCCGAGAAAAGGGCGAACAAAAAATGCAGTTAATTCAATCTAAGAGCGATCAGAACAAGAAGAAAATAGTCCGACGCCTTATCAAGAAGACCTCAAAACAAATTGAGAAATAAGGCAAAGCTGAAGTAAAAGAAAATTCACTTCAGCAAAAGGCAGACTTACTTCTTCTGCAAGTTTTTTGCCGCTGATACCTTTCGGGTGTTTTTTGATCGTTTTCAACAGCGGGCATTCATCGAGATTTTTACAATCAACACAAATTCTTTGGCATTCTGTGGCGTTCATGTTTTGCCTCAAAATTATTTCGGCTTTACAACAGAACAGATTGTACCCTTCTACTTTTGGCTGTCAAGCACATTTTTGCTCGCCAACCACTCCGAGAACGAGTTCTTGGGGATTTTACGATCTATCACACGTTTGTATGACGGCCAGTGTTCGGCCATTTTAGGATGCAATTTGTATTTGCTTAACTCGTTGATGGGTATCCACTTAGCCTCGCTATGTTCTTTACTGATTTCGCACTCGAACGGCTTGGAAATCCTGTACATGAAGACGTGGAAGTTGTGGTGGCCATCTTTTTCGTGGAACTTTTCGATTTGGTAGCCTTGAGGCCCAGCACCGCACTCTTCCTTGGTTTCACGCCACGCCGTAGCGATGGGGCTTTCGCCCTTTTTAGCGCCGCCACCCGGAATTCCCCACGTCCCTGCATTGTCGCTCGGCTCTTTCCGCTTTAGCAACAAAATAGAATGTCCATCCGTAAAAAGGATTCCGGCCCCGGACTGATGCCAATAACGCTTGCCGTCTTTTCCGATTCTGTGAAATTGTTCAGAGAACGTGGGGAATACGTCTTCTTGAGTAACGCCCCACGCTAAGCAGCCATCACAAATATCTTGGTTGCTGGGTTCTCCGCAGTGGCAACAAATCATCCCTTTGGCCCTCTCTTTAACGGAACTGGTTTCAATTTCTCTTGATGACGATCAGGTTGATCCTTCAAGTGATGCATCATATTGTTCAATTCCTTGGCTATTTCTGCTGCATTATCGGCGTCACATTTCTTATTTGTCTGAATGGAAACCGTCTTTCTTTCACGATTGTAAAATCCCTTGGATATTACAAAGCAGGCATGTTCTGCATTCCAAGTGACAACACCAGCCCATTCGCCATCGTCCCAATTTCTTGTGGAAACCAATAAACGAAGAGGTTTTTCTGTAAAAACGTGTTTTGTGTGATAACCATTATTTTTGAGAGCGGCACTTACATACCCCAAAGCAACCTTGGCGAAACCTTCCAAAACTTCGTCTTTTTTGGTGCGATAATTGACTTCAATACCGTATCGAGAAGTTTCAACTGCTTCGACAAGCATATTTTCACGATGTTCAAAATAGGTTTTCAAATTACCTTTAAGAACAATACCGAAATACTCCAAGGCGAGCTTGGTAAATTCATCTTTGCTGAGGAATTTAAGCTCGCCGGAATCACCGATATTCTTTTCTTGATACCATTCTTTATATGACTTCATATTTTTACCCCATAGAAGGACCAAGCAAATCGCCCCATTTATTGAGTAGCTTTTCTTCCCATTCTTTTTTCTCTTCCAGCCCTTCTTGAAGAATTTGTTGGCCGTCCAACTGAATGCCACCGTTGGGACCGGGTGGGTTCTGAATTTTAGAACGAATTCTGCCGAGAATAATCTTGGCAAATGCCAAAGCACCTTCTTGCATGGCCTGAGTGACCATTGCAAAGTCCGGTCGGCGTTGCAAATATCGAACAATTACCGGGAAACTTCTATAAGGGGTAGGATACAATTTGACGTGATTGTATCCGCCAAGCCATTCCCAGCCACCCTGTTGACCTGAAATTCGGTTGTACATATCCTCATATTGTTTGTACAAGACCCATTCGCCCATCTTGCCCCAGACAGGCTGTTGAGGGTTAATACCGCCTGCAATACTGCCATAAGCACCCGCTCCCATGTATTCGAGGGGGATTACACCACCTAAATCTGATGAAGAAAATGCATAATTAGCGGTTTCTTTGTAATAGATATTACGAACGTATCCTACGTCGGCTGGCAATTCGTAAACGCTTTGCCCCGGCGTAGCATAAAAGGTGTAATATTGGAAGTATTCAGCAGGAGCATAGTCTTCAAATATTTGAAGAGCAAAATCAATTGCATTGTAAACTTGTTGTTCGTCTAGCTCTAACTGAATTACCGGGGCACCCAGCATAGTGAGAACATATTCTTTAATTTGTTCTCTAACTTTGAGTCTGGAACGTCTGGGACCGATTTTTACCAAGGGATCGGTTGCACCTAAATCATTGCAAGAAGCACAGTTGGCGTAAGCACTGTACTCTTCTTTGCTGGGTCGGGGAATAAATAACATATTGCTGCTCATGCTAATATATAGTTTCGGGATTACGAAATGGGGTTGTAATTAAATGAAAGCCGTTAACTTCAAAGATTTCTTCAAAACCAAATTTTTTACCGAAGACAGGAGATATGTCAATGCATATATGCCTAAGCTCTTCGAGATGGCTAGACCGTTTAGCCCAAATGATCCTACGGCCAGTGCAACAGGCGACGTAGCGAAGCATCCTATTCGTATTGATAATGATGACATTGAATTTTTACAGCAGTTCCCACCAGACCTTTGGGGTCGTGCTTTGCACGCTCGCTACCACGACGATTTATATGCTGCTTTGAGAGCCAGAGAGGAAGCACGGGGTCCAAAATACGAGGAATTGGTTCAGAAAATCAAACAAGCTCTCCTGTCGGGCAACCTCGACATGCTTAGAGATATGGTGCCCCCGCACACTTTGAGACAAATCCAAAATAACTACGGCCCAGAATGGGCCGAAAGATACAGAGGCGGAAACCTAGAAAAAGCTGCTACGGGTGCTGCAAAAGATATTGCTTACTATGCAGTCGAAGAAGCGATGCCAGATACTGTCAATGACGAACCCAGAGTTTATGAATTCCGTGGGCAAGGCAAAGGTGTCCGAAGGATTAAAGCTCACCCATTCATCAATCGTTTAATCCACAAATTGGAAAGAACAAGAGGCCACCAACACGCTCCACACACCGGACTGTCAAAATACGGACACGAAACTGGTCAATATGGATACGATTTACACGGCGTTAAAGAAGGAAGACCAAAAAAGAAAGCTGGGGATAGCGATATTCCTCACAGCACCCAAGGTATGCAAATGCCATCCCACCAAACAGTTGTGGATCGCATGAAGGATTTCCTTGCAACAAATGCTCACGGAATATATGGCGATTTGCCACGACCGGGAGAAGAAATCGAGTTGCCTTCTGGCGAGAAGGTTAGAGTAAAGGGATTTCAGCCCGTTGCAGCCGGAAAGGGCGGACGACAGGGCGGTGGCGAGCATGTACAAGACTCGTTTATCCGTGAAAAATATCAGAACCCACTAGAATCCAAATACTATACCCTTCTAGGTTTGGCTAACGCTCCTTTCAAAACTCTCAGCGGCGAAGAAGTTAATCCCCGTAGTTTCCCATCTAATGATAAGAAACGTGCGGAGGCTGTACGTCTCGCTCGACAAGACATTGAATGGCTCAAACGAAATGGTGGTATTTCTGGCCCGCCAATTCCCGGTCATCATCAACATTGGAAAGGTATTCCTTTCGATCAACGTCAAACCGTACACCTTCCACACTTTGAGAAGGAAATTATAGAGGTCGATAAAGACGGAAGAGAAATTAAAACAAAAATCGACATGCCATATGTTCGTCCGGCTGGATATTTCCGGTCTATCGGCATTTTGCCCGAAGACTATGAAACAGACGAGGAGGGCAAAATCATCATTGACCCCAGAACTGGTCAGCCAAAACTTGCCATCCCAGATGAGGAACGAAGAGGTTATCAAAAAGATTATGTTGACGTTCACCCAGATGATTACGAGGCAATCCAAAGGGCAACACGCAGAAAAGGCGTATATGCTGCGGGGGCTTTGTCGCTAAATCAAAATACATCAGGCGCTCAACCACTCGAATACGGCCACAAAGATTATCACGATAAGATGTTCCAAATCTTCGGCCCAGAGCCGGGAGATGATCGTCCACGTCCAACAACTGCCATGAAGATAAACAAATTGGACAGTCAAGGACGATTCGACCGCACGGGAGAAGGCGGTTTATTCTACGACGACATTATTCGTGGCATCAGAAGCTGCTTGAAGGGTGCCGACTGCGGTGAAGCCACGGTATGGGAAAGAAATATCGGTTTGAACAACATCGAAGAAATTCACCAAATCATTGTTCAAAGAATGCAACAGAATCTAAATGACCCAGATATGTTGGAACCAAGCAAGCGTGCTACATTTGCCAAAACGCAAACAAGCATGATTATGCAGCAAGACCACGAGGGTGGCAGAACTCGTAGAAAGAGAATTCTCGATCCAACCTTGCGTCAAACTTCAATGGACCGTGCCACAAAGAGTGCAGAGACGGGCGAAGAAAGCTCGGCCACAACTCAAGATATTGTAAGTCAAAAATTGAGAGACAGAGGCTTCTATCGTGACGAACTTGGAGACACAGTAAATAGAAAACAACTTTCTGGTCAACACAAATTCCCTTACGATGTACGCCAAATGCGTGCTTTGCTTGACGAATTGAGACAAGAAGCCGGAAGTGCTGATGCTGAGGCTCAGGTCGCAAAAGAAAGAAGCCGTCAAGATGTGGGCCAAGAAATCATTACATTGCTTTCAAAATCTATTCAAGACAAGAAGGTTGTAGCTCTACAAATCTATGAATTGATTAAGAAGATGATTGAAGTCGATGGTTATACATCAGATGTAGAACAAGCAGCTAATGAAGTCATGGCGGCAATTACCAAGGAAGCACAAACGTCTGCACAATTGGTGGCCAACTTCGCACAACACCCATTGACAAGAAAATACTCTGACTCGGATGAATTGCGAGCCGGACAGCAAGCTCAACAACAACCACAACAAGCTCAAGCTGGTGGCAAAGACAAAGATTTGGATGTTGCTATCGACAAGTTGTGGGATGATTACCTCAACAATATCGACACCGATGAGAATGATAAGATTGTTCCTAGCGACCAAATGCGGACAGCTTTATTGCCTCAAGGTGGAGAGAAGGTAAGTCGATTGGCCAAGTTGATTGCCAGCAACTTCCCCGGCAAAGAGGAAGCAATTGCTGCTGGCGTACAAGACGCTATTTACGATGCCTTGGATATGGAAAAACCGGCTGAACAAAAGCCTGCGGTCGCTCCGACGCCGGTACGTCCTCAACAGCAAGCTCCAAAACAGCCGATCCCAATTCGCCCACAAGTTCCAGCGGCAGCGGCGGCTAGGGACGTGGGCACATTATCGGCCAGAGAAAGAGCCGCCAAAACACCTGACTGGAAAGTGTTGAAAGATAACCGAGACTTCTTGGCTTTGGCTTTCCACCAGACATTCTTGACAAGATTGAGAAAAGAATCGCTAGAAAACCTGAGAGCGGCTATTTTGCGGGATCACGGTAATGCTGCCAACCAAGATGAAGTGCAACAAGCTCTATTAAACATAGACCAAGAAATGAAGAGTTTATAATGGCAACAACAGACCTAAATCCGTGGATGAGCTATCTCAGTAACCCGAAAGCTCATTATGTGCAAAAAAGCATGTTCCAACTTTTACAAGATCGGTACACAAAACACCAAGATATTGTAGAAAGGGTTGGCGTATCGCTACTAACTGATAAAGATGTGCAGGCTTTTTTGCAAATGGCGATTGAGATATACGAGATTGGTTATCTCAAAGCTGTAGGCGATTACAAAGAACAACTTGAGAAAATGGGCATTAAAGCCACGGTGGTTCACCCGGATCAAGCCTCAAAGTGAGGCTGAAAGTCGGATGGGTGAGATGTAATAATCCAACCACCAGTCTTTTCGACTCGCTCCTGTACTCTCCACCATCTCTTTTGTGTGGTTTTGGGGTATATGATCGAGCCTTGAAGAATTTGATTGGTTAATTTATCTGCCTGAGTCCAAAATTTGAACGTCAAATCAGATTGATCCAAAATTACCCCCTCGAAAGAGAATGGGGATTTATATTTCAGAGTTTGCACGTTGTCGCCATAAACATTGTCGATTTTGTTTTCGAGAAAAGCAGGCAGACAATGGATAAATATTTTTGGAATAGAATTGTCGATATTTTCCGGTCGTGGAGGCTCAACGATCTTATTTTCAACCACAGTTATTTCGGATTTTGGTTCCAAAATGACTTTGGGTTCAGAAATCGTCGGTGTCTCTACTACTTTAATATCAGGTTCTTTAGGAGTTGCGGCTGCGGCTTGGTCGAGTTCGTCAATAAAGCTGTTACGAACTTGGAAGTCCGTTTTGATCGCATTAAGCTCCGAAGAATCGGGCAGGATTTCGCTACCCCACTTCATATTGTGGACACGAAACTCCTCCCATATTTTTTGTTCTTTCATCAGGGGATTTGGTCCCTTCAAACGATAAACACTGCCGTCTTTGTTTTTCAAAGTCATTTTATTCTCTTTTTTGTAAGCCAAGATTCAAATTCTTTTTTGCAATATTTTCCTTGCTTGTTTAGATTGTGCTGCTTTGGAACAGGTTGTAAATTTTCTAAACAATTTATCAACTTCAAATCTTGAATACCATAATCAACAAATGCTTTAATTGGAAATACATGATCTAAGTGCCACTCACCTTGAATAATTTGCTTAAATTTTTCTTGATTTATCCAATCACGAAGTTCCTCTGAAGTAAATCCCAACATTTGACTTGTTTTATATACTTTTTTCTTTCCAAATGATTTCAAAGACCTGTGTAGTGAACTACCCCGCCGCTAAAGACGGCGGGGCTTCCGATCCAATCAGTAGCCCACTCAAGCAGGTCTTACACCAAGACAATCGGCTATCTCCGTAGTTCCTACGGTTCTATTTTCTTGATTGAGTCCTTGTCGCAAGATGTTCTTTGCTGCATTCATATCTCGATCATGCTTTACAGAACATCTTGGACAAACCCATTCTCTATCAGCTAACGTCAAACCATCATTGACGTAACCACAACTTCCACAAGTCTTACTCGATGGAAACCATCGGCTGACCTGCAAAAACTCTCGACCATACCACTCGCACTTGTATTTTATCTGGCGAACCAACTCATACAAAGAACAGTCCCAAATACTCTTGGATAACTTGCGATTGCTCAACATACCTTTCACGTTCAAGTCTTCCATCACGATAGTTTGGTTCTCACTAACGAGTTTGTGGCTGACCTTATGCAAGTGATTGTTTCTGATGTTGGTAATCTTCAAGTCCAATCGAGCAAGTTTGCGACGTGCTTTCTCCCTACCATTGCTGCCTTTTACTGTCCGAGACAAGGCTTTGGCAAGGATACGTCGCTTCTTCTCAAGTGTGCGATATGGTTTGATATTTGGGAAACTTCTGCCATCTGAGCATGTAACAAGTGTTTTGATTCCGAGATCGACCCCAACTTGGTTTTCATTAGGTTCATGTTTCTCAATATGTCGTTGCACTCCTATACACACAAAGTATTGACCAGCCTTGTTCTTGCTGATTGTGGCGTTGCAGATGCTTCCCTCAATCGGTCGATGTAGTTTGACCTTGATGCCTTCTCTGAATTTGACGATGTAAAGTTTATTGTCTTCAACTCGAACATGCTGCGGGACACGAAAACTTTGCTTGGTTCGCCTGTTCTTGAAACGTGGAAACTTAGCCAGTTTCTTGTAGAAGCGATTGAAGCCAGACTCCAAGTGTTTCAGTGCGTGTTGCAAGGATTGCGAATTGACTTCCTTCAGCCAAGTGATTTCTTTCTTGATTGAGGTTAGTTCTCTGGCGTCGTCATTATAGTTCAGCGATTTCTTTTCAAGGTCTTGTTCTTTGGCTTCAAGGTAGAACTTCACCCGACGATCAAGGAAATGATTGTAAACGAACCTAACACAACCAAAATGTTTGGCGAGTTTCGTTTCCTGTTCCTTTGTTGGGTAGAGCCTAAACTTGTAAGTGTAATCGACCATTGAAACCTATACTGTTATCTGATATAGTATAGTAGTGTTTCACTGGTGAAAAAATGGCAAAGAAAAAGAAAAAATACAAAAGTAATTCCCACTGCAAATTTCTCCTCAAGGTGCATGTTATCTTTTGCTGTAAGTATCGCAAGAAATTGCTGGCAAATCAACAGGTTGATGAAGACATGAAGCAAATCCTGTTTGACATTGCGAATGAGTCCGATTTCCAGATTGATATGATGGAAAGTGACAGAGATCATGTCCATCTGTTGATCGACTATCCGCCTACATTGTCAGTCAGCAGTATTGCGAACAGGCTCAAGAGTATGTCCACGAACAGAATATGGAAGATGAGACGATTGTTTTTGTCTCGACATTTCTGGAAGGAACATACATTTTGGGCTATTTTGCTTGTTCAACTGGTGATGTAAGCACCGAGACAATCAAGCGATATATTGAAGAACAGGGATAGTAGCCGCTCTAATTGGTTGGCGATCTGTTTGTTATGGGGCTTTTAATTGGACGAGTGGAAACCAGATTAGATCAGCGTCATATTTTAGGTAATTTCTACTATGGCGGCTCTCATCCCACTACCCTAAAGAGGTTAGCCCTGTTTGGTCGTTCGCTTCGCTCACTCCCTACACAGGGCTAACTTTTCTCATTCAGAGAAAAGTAGGGGTTTTCACGCCGCCGATGGATAAATTATAGCATCGTTTTCTCAAAGATTCATTTTCTTTAACAAGTTGTCTATTGGGATTCCATTTATGGTTTTTCGGGCCTATCTTTAAGCTGCACTTTCGACATCGATGACCAGCCCTAAAATTAACAAAGGTAATTTCTGATACGTTGCCGCAACAACACTTGTACCAAAGTGGCGTTAGAGAATTTTTATATTCATTGCTCAAAAGAGTACATTTATTGGATTCAAAATATTCTCTAATATACTCATAATCAAAGGCTCTAGTTTTGGAACTTTTAAGGTTGCCACAATTTTTACATCTGGCACCAGACCTGAATCTCTTCAAGTTATTTTTAGCTTTGTTGCCACAAGAGCATACATATTCTAGCGAAGTGTTACTATCTTTATATTGCGACAAAAGTTTACAACCTTGGTCTTCAAAGATTCTTTCGACTTCGCCTTGAGATAATTTTCGCATTGTGGTTCCTTTTCCATTTATATAGAAGTAGGACCAAATAAATTTCTCAAAAAAAATTGGAGACAACTATAAATAGAAGAAAAGTAGGAGTGAAATATGGCATTAGTAGTACCTGACGTTGCTGAAATTCTGATGTTGCAATATCTCGTCAATATGTTGGCAACAGATGGCACAGCCGGACCAGCCGGTGGACAGAGAGTTCTTAGACTTTACACCAATAATCCAACTGTTAACGACAGCATTACAACTTCAATTATTACTGAAGCGGTAGGAGCTACTGGTTATGCTCCAATTACACTTGTGGGTTCATCTTGGACGACGACCCAAACGAACGGCACGACGACAGCGGTTTACAGTGAACAGACCTTTACTTTCACGACGGCAGTGACAGTTTACGGGTATTATGTAACTTCCCAAACAGGCGGAAACTTACTGTGGGTTGAGAAATTCTCAGGCGCTCCGTTCCAGTTGCCAGCAGGCGGTGGCCAGATTGCTATTACACCCAAAGTCACTTTAGACTGATTTTGACCTTTAAAATTCAATAACTTAAAAACCTTCTGCCTATATACAGGCAGAAGGTTTTTTTGTTTATTATCAGCTACGCCGGAAAAAGGTAGGAAGGATATATACAATCATGGCAAATATGAACTTTAATTTGTGGTTCCAAATCGTAGAACTACGAGACGTGTGGACCGAAGCTATTTCGGAACTCAAATTCAAAAACAAACTAAATGAATCCCTCAGTAGTGAGTTGGGACATTGGAATAGCGCATTCGATTCGCTATTCAAAACTTCTGGCGTGAATTGGGTCAATCTTGCAATGTCGGCAAGTAGCGGCGGGTCTGTTTTCAAGCGTGATACAGAAGCCTTTGCTACTGTATTGGGTGAAGCTCTCACAGACGCCTATATGTGTATGGCTCAAGGCAAATTCTTGGGAAGAAAAGCTGAAAAGGGAATCGAAGCTGATCCAAATGAATGTGGAGCAACACGTCAGGCTTTCTTGGGGATTTTAGATAAGTCACCCGAAGATAAAGGACGGTGGTTTACCAGTGTTATTGTTACAGCCTTGCGTCGTAGATCAGAAGGATATTCACAGCGATCTAAGGTAGTAAAAGGCAAAAATCGTGGCATGGAATATGACACATATATCAAGACTGGCACTCGCAGTGCGGGGGAAGACGATATTGGACGAGATAGAGACGTAACTAAAGGTACGGTTGTAGGCAGTGGCAGCATTATGGACACTGGCGACGATGATGAAGTAAGAACATTGGGCGATGAGAGCGGAGAAGCCACAACCTTAATGAATGCCATTAAAGATCAGATTCGTTCGATGGCAGGACGTGCCGACGACCAAAAGACGGTTCAGGCTTTGAGATTATTAGACATGATTTCAGGAGAAGAGCTTTCTTCTTTAAATTGGCAGGATGTACAAGATAAATTGGGTGTAGGTGGTTCTACAGCAGGAAGAATCATTGATCTTATTCGCACCGCAACAGAAAAGGCTAGAAAAGATTTAGGTCTTCTTTCAGGTTTAAGATTCAACAGAGTAAAGAAACCCGGAGGAGGCAAGAGAGCAACCGGAGGAGAGTAATGTTAAGAAATCAGGATGGAACGCCCTACACGTTGGCGGGTAGCATTCAGCAGTTTAATCCTGATGCCCCTGAACACGATTTGTTTAACGATTGGGATCAAGAAGCAATCAAACGTGGTGGCTCTCCTTTATATTACTATGAAGTCCTGATTCAACCACAAACTGTTGATCCGCTTTATTTGGAAGATCGTGGAAAGCTATTCTCCAATAATCCAGTCATGTTGTGGTGTAATTACGAACCAATACCCTCACAGAATGAGCTAACTCGATTTGGTATCGACGCCCCAGATGAAATGAAGTTTGAAGTAAATTATCGTGCAACTCTTAAAAGTATAGGGCATCCACCCAAAATTGGTTCGAGGTTGTTTACTCCACACCTTCGAGAGAATTGGGAAGTAGTTCAAAGGAACTTGGGCGAGTTCAAAATGTGGGGAGCGTTAAGATTAGAACTGATTTGCCGCAGATTCCAAGAAAGCGTTACAACTGGCGAGGGCAAAGTCACACAAAAACAACCTGATTCAAAAATCAAAATTGTGTAATAAATATACAAAAGGGGAAAATAGAATGTCATCTTTTTACGATTTTTACAAAAAAATGAATCAGGAACGGCGTATTCGTGAGAATACTGCGGGCGCTCCTGCACAGCCTGCTCCTGCTGGTGGGCAACCCGCTCCTGCCGGACAGCCGCAAGCACAACAGCCGCCACAGGCACAAGGCCAAGGTACGGCTCAACCGGCCAATGATAAAGCTGTAGAAGAAATTAAGAAGTTATGGCCACAAATTCAAAAGTTGGTTCCACAAATCCAAGACCAAAATTTGAAGAAGACATTTGAAGAACTAGGAAAGAACCCGATGTTGTCGGCACAAGGGCAGCAAGCGGCAGCGGCACCTAAGCCAGCGGCACCGCAAGCACAAGCGGGCCAGCAACCGGCTCAGCAACCGGCTCAACCTCAAGCGGGGCAGCAACCGGCTCAGCAACCTCAACAATAACCTTGGGTGACTGATATAAATTTGGCATATGAACATCCAAAAAAAGACGAAACGGAATCTTGGGTTTGGGTAAGGGAAGTGGCAAAATAATAAACGGATTTACCTGTAGGTTCCGTTTCGTCAATTTGGTGTAAAGTTTAATCTTCATATTTCTTTTTTCGCACTATAAACTTATTCTGAATTTTCGGGCTATTCTTCTTTTCGAGTCCATCCAAAAACTCATTGACGCCTTCTTTCCCTTTTTTGAGATAAATGCTTCGTAATATTTGATATTTGTGATCGAAGTCATGCCCGTGGCTCGTTTTAACGCTTTTTGAGATTTTCTGGGCGTTTTGAGTGATTTGCCAATCTCTCTTCTGTCGCTCTTCGACTTCTTCGGGCGTCATTTCTTTTATGTCATAAGAAACTTTTCTGGGCAATATCAATACTTGAGCGTAAGGTTCCCCTTTTCTGAAAATATATGTTTGCCCCGGTCGTGGATACTTAAATACCACGAAAAATATTTTAGTCCACCATTGTGGTTGGATATGTCCGGGCATAGCGGCAGGCACAGTCCAAGTATCGTCGGTATAAAAACGGGGATGTGGTTCGATTCGTAAAATATACCCTTCTGGCACATCTATGTCGAGACAGGAAGTCATACCGAAATAGCCGGGAGAAAAAGACTTAAATGGTGGAAGGGGAATATTGAATGGGGCAACCTTTTTCAACTCTTCTGTAAAATCACCTTCAAAACGAATTTGTCCATCAACAACTCGGATGTGGCACTCGGTATCGAACGGATAGGTCAATTCTAAACCGTAAGTATTACCTTCGGTAAAAGGCGGACACTGCCACGGCTGAATTTTTCCCGCCTCCATAGGCGAGTGATCTTGGCCCGCCCAGCCGGGAATTTGCAACTTAATAGGCTTGGGCGGATTACTTTGATACCAAGTGCGGTACTTTACTCTTATAGAGTCGGACATTTTTGATGTTCTCCTACATATCTATTTTAAGCAGAGAAGGATAAATGAGCAACGAAATTAACCACAATCAAAAATCATTGAACGAGTGCGAGGTTGGATTCCAATCGGTTCCCAACCTTGATCCTCCACCGCCATACTGCGATCACGATCCAGACCCGATGAATAAGCGGGCTGTAAACGATCAGTCTCTCAATTGGCTCAAAGATACAACAAACAAGAAGATTGGTCTAGGCGCTCAAGCTCTTTGCGACCCGATGCAAAAGGGTCACATTATCAACGATGGGACCGACCGCAACACAATTTATCGTTATTCCAAATCTAAAAGAGCGTGCGATGACGCAATGCAAGACCTGTTTAGAGATTTGGTGGTAATTGATGAAGATGGGAAGGCCCACCCTATTCCAATTATTTGGGGTACACAGGAAAAAGCGGTAGCTGCCATTTTGTTGGACAATGTAAGAAAAGACGAAACACTTGTAGTGGATCGTATTCGATTGCCCATGCTGGCAATCGTTGACTCAGATATTCAAATGAATCTGGATAGGTACGTCTATCACAAGGCTTTAGATTATATGAACCATCTCCGTCCTGACGGAAAGCCGGGTTTTACGATTAAAGAAAAATATGATCGTGACACGGTTTTCGGGGTTGCGAGAGGTATTCCAGTAGATATTAGCTATACGCTAACGGCTTGGACACTCTATGTCGAAGACATGAATCAAATATTGGAACAAATCATCACAAAATTTAGCCAAACTGCATACATACGAGTATCAGGCGTACCTTACGAGGTTATTGTCAAGCTGGACTCTATAGCTAATAGCGGTGATTACGAACCCGGCGACCAAGCAGTTAGAGTGATAAAATATGAATTTAATCTAACAGCAGAAACATATATACCTCAACCTATACAAAGGAAGAAGGCGGTCCTCAAGACACGCATCGAATTTGTAGATGGTCTAAAAGATGAAGAAATAACTGAGGTTTTGGCGAGGCTGGAAGAATCCATTAAGGAGCTAGAATGTTAGAGATTAGAAACAAGAACAGATTTCCAGTTCAGCTAGTTATTAGGTCAAGAAAGACTCCTCGATCCTTCACCGTATTAAACGTGCCGGGCATTGGTTCGGAAAAAAACATTTATTACTTAGAAGATGAAAGAGCAACTGACTATATAGATAGAGCAGAAAAATCAGGATTGATTTCCGTAAAACAAGTACCAAATAAGTTACGAAAGGGAGAATAAGACTATGGCGATATTAAGGGGATTCCCGCCTTCTAATACGATTAGCCCAAGTGTTAGAATTACAGAAAAAGATTTGAGCTTTATTGCTCCTGAGCAGTCGTTTCACAGAGCGGCTTTGATTGGTTTTGCAAGCAAAGGTCCAGTTAATTTGCCTACAGTCGTAGCGACCAGTCGTCAGTTGCATACAATTTTCGGTTATCCACACCCAGATGTGGGTGATCCATACTTACTTTATGCAGCCGAGCAGTATTTGCTTGTTGCGAACGAATTGTATGTCGTTCGTGTTGCGGACACCGATCCAGTAAGTGATGAAGCAGCAGAAACAGCGACGGTTGATGTACCGGCAGCAGGCGATCTAATCATGATCGAATCTGACACTCCCGGCCCTTACACCTTCGATGGCGACCACTTCTTCCGTTGGAAACTCAATGGCGTAATGTCTGTTAAGACTCTTGTAGTCCTTGATGGAACTTACAACGTAGACGAGCTTGTTGACGATCTTAACGACCAACTCAACTTCGAGAATGACGGAATTCAATTCTACATCACAGCAACAGACACACTTGGAGTAAAGGGCATTTGGGCTTATGGTCCTGACTCTGAACTCGAACTCGTATCTGTTCAGAATGCGATCTACGGTGGTGCAGTAGTAGACGGCAACCCAACTGGCTTGGGTACAGGCATGACAGTTGCTTCCGTAACAGCGGCCAACTCCATGTATCCGAACGTCGGCTATCAGACACCGGGTATTTATGACTTCTCCGGTTTGACCAATTTGAACCTACAAATCGTGGTAGACGGAACTGACAACGTAACAATTGACAACGTAGTTCAGACCATCGACCTTGCCGACTTGGAAGGCGCTTCTTGGACAGCTAACGAAGTTGCAGAAGAAATTAACAATCAGAAGGCCGAGAACGGCGGCGCATTACCGGGCGGTTGGGAATGCACAGTAGTTGGTGGTACAACCCTCCAATTCTACACCCTCCACCACGGACGTGACGCAAGAATCCGTATCAAGCCAGCAAGCACAGCAGAGCAACTATTTGGTTTCCCAACCACAACCGCAATCGGCACAAGCCCATTGGGTGTAACTGGCGATGCCGCTGTAGAGAGCTTTGGTCGTGTAACTGGTTCTGACAACGTAGATGGAAGAGTAACCTTCACGGTAACTGCTGACAGCCCCGGTATCGACGGCAACAGCACACAAGTAAGAATTACAAACAACACTCGTGACAACAACTTTACGATTGAAGTATTCAACAACGGGGTACAACTTGAAGCATGGGGCAACCTAACCAAGAACCCTGTAAGCCGATTCTATGTAGAAACCTACATGGCATTGGTATCTGACTGGATTAGAGTATCCGACAATACTGCTGAAGGCGCTGGTCCACTAAACGGAACATACAGCCTAAGCGGTGGTTCTGACGGTATTCCATCCGACCCAGATAAGCAAGACGATCTTTTGATCGGTGAACAACTAGGTTACACTGGTATTTACACAGTAAGTGAACCTGAGCAAATTGATATTGACTTGATTGCAGTACCGGGACACCCAAGCACAACGGTAGTAACGGCATTGCTCGATCTATGTCAGAACGTCCGTATGGACTGCATGGCGATCATTGATCCACCATTCGGTTTGACGGTCAACGAAATCATCGCATGGCAAAACGGCACCCACCCGTTGAATCTCACAAGATTCGACTCGGACTTCGGTGCAATGTACTGGCCGTGGGTAAAGATTCGTGACAACTTCAACCAAGTTGACGTATGGGTTCCACCATCCGGTTCGGTAATGGCTGTATATGCCAGAAACGATTACTTGGCTAAGCCTTGGTTTGCTCCTGCTGGTTTGAACCGTGGTACAGTTCCGGGTATTACAGATGTTTATAGCCGTCCATCTCTTGAAGAAAGAGACTTGATGTATGGTTACAGAAACTGCATCAACCCAATTGTACAGTTTAACGACTTCGAGGGCTTTGTGGTGTGGGGCCAAAAGACCTTGCAGCGTAGACCGACAGCTTTGGATCGTGTCAACGTAAGACGTTTGATGTTCTACATTGAGAAGAGAATTAGAGCCGCATCCCGTGTATTGATCTTCGATCCACATGATGAAATTTTCCGCTCGAAGTTCCGAGACATTGCAGATGGTATCTTGAGAGAAGTTTTGGTGGGCCGTGGTATATACGCCTACATCATCAAGGCTGACGAAGAACTCAATACCCCAGACGTAATTGACCGCAACGAATTCCGTGCCAGAATCGGTGTACAGCCAGTTCGAGCCGCAGAATTCATCTTCATCGAGTTCTCTGTACACCGTACAGGCAGCTTCGGTGAGAATGCTGATACTTTCTAATATTGGATAAAACTATAGGAGATTAACTAATATGGCATGTACACAACAAAATATGGGTTTGGGCGAATTAGCGTCCAACACCAATTTGGTATTCAAAAGAAAGTATAGATGGACGTTTGCGCTGGAATCCCCTTGCGGTCCAGCCATTCCGCCACACTATGTCAAGTTGGCGTCTCGCCCGAACTTGACGATTGAAGAAACCGAAATCAACTTCTTGCACGGCAAGATGTTCCTTCCGGGTAAAGGGACTTGGGAATCCATCACCGTCACCTACTATGACATTGGTAACGGCGGCGCTGGTATGTCGGGTCTTTATAGCTGGTTGGCCACAGTTTACAACTTTACTGATCCGGTCTGCTTGTCTCAAGCGTCCAAGATTGGTGCTGGACAGAACAGTGGTGGTTACGCAGGCATTGGTACTTTGCAACTATATGATGGTTGCGGTACTGTAATGGAAAAGTGGACACTCAGACAAGTTTGGCCGCAAGCCGTTAACTTTGGCGAATTGGACTACTCTTCTTCGGAAGAAGTAACAATCGAACTAACCCTTCGTTATGCTGAAGTTAAACTCGAACTCTTCTGCGGTGGCTCGATCACAGTTTGCTGCGGTGGTTGCTAACCTTCAAATCACTTTAGATAGAGATTTAAGAGCCTCATACTTTCTTAGTGTGGGGCTTTTTTTATAGACAAAGGAGTAGAATGGGTTGTAACGGAAGAAACATGGGATTGGACTTTGGGCTAGAAAGTCCCGAAGCCTGTTTCAAGCGAAAGCATCGTTGGTTGTTAATCATCCCCGATGTTTCCGCCGAAGGTGTAAACACACTTCCGCCATCGAGAGGGGCCAGACCGAGCTTCAGCTTCAAGGAAATGGAAGCTCAACACTTAAATGAGACTGTATATTTCCCAGCTAAGCCCGAATGGAAACCGATCACACTCAGCTTGTATGACATAAAAAAACCGGGGTCAAGTCAACACCCGGTCTTTGAGTGGATAAAAGAGGTCTATGACCCTCAACAAGATGCTCGTTGGGTTCCTTCCTGTGACGGGTTCAAAAAGAACACCGCCAGACTAGAACTCTACGACGGTTGCGGAAAAACCATTGAGCAATGGGTTTTTGAATCTATTTGGCCGCAAGCCGTAGAATTCGGAGACTTGGATATGGCATCCAGTGATATAGTAACTTTGGAATTGACCCTAAGATACGACAGAGCGTATGTAATTACCGCTTAGAATCTTCGTCGTCATCTTCGCCATCTTCGGTGAATATATCCCTTTTAAGTATTTCACGGCATTGAGCCAGAGCTTCATCAAGCTCTTTAGGCTTCCAACCTAAAACACGGCAGGCTCCACTTTTGTTGAGTCTGCCTTTTTTTGTGTATACTTCTTTTTCGTTACTTAAAAGAGCGTCGATCAGATTCCCATAACCTTTGTCGATCAATTTTTGGAGCAATTCCTGTTTTTCAATTTGTTCTATAAGATCGCCATTGTTCATATTTCAAGTATTTCCTAGATAAAAACGGCCAATAGGTGTTTTTGCACCTATTAGCCCTCAATAATTATAATGGAAAAAACACCAATGTCAATATTTGGCGTTAATATCTTGTTTTTTGTAGAATTGCTTATTCGCTCGCATCGGTGGAATCGGCTGGTCCACCTTTACAGATAAAAAATCGTGATACTTCTTTTTGAGTTCATTGTAGTTTCGAGCGGTCCTATAAAGCTGCCGGAAATGATTGATAATACAAGTCGTCATGTAATTGAAGGCTTTTCCCTTATCTGGATCGAAACGATCTACTTTTTCAAAGCAAATCATAACACCTTCTTGAATTGCATCATCGGGATCAATAAGATTGAACTTGCGGTATCTGACAATATTCTCAGATAAGAGATAGAACGCCGTCGTCAACTCTCCTTGAAGTTCTTGATATTCTGCCACAAGTGAGGCAAAAGTCTTCTCTATTTCTTCCCAATTATCGGGCTTCTTATATTTCTTTCGATTCGATGTTCTTGCTTCTGTTTCCCGTATGTCCTCGATTAAAAGTAAATACTTGGTTTTTTCTTTCTTACACGTCAGAAATTTAGAAATCAAACTCTCGAACTTTTTGTTGTTTAGGTATTCGTTGGCCATTCCTCTCCTTATCCTCTTTTCGAGAGGACGTTTCAAAAGAACTTGGGTATCTATCTACTGCGCTAATTGTACTTTTCACTTTCATTCTTTCACCCATTCACACATTCTTTCGAGAGCCTTAGTCCGTGCCTCTTCATACCATTCACTAGCCATCTTAAAATAGCTATTACTGTATAATTTTGATGACGTATAACTCCTGAAATGGTCTATATTTTCATCATTCGTTCTTTGGAAGTTTTGTTCTTTTCCAATCAAAAGTGGAACGATATTATTTTTCCTAAGTAAATAGTTCCCTAATAACTCAGTATCTGGCCAACATGGGCGGTTGGGATTTGGTCGTGGATCAGAAATATTAAACAGATTGCAAAGTCTTCGGAGACTCCATCCAAAGCCAATTTTGTCCATAGTTGCCATGTGGTACATGGTTGCAGTATGAGAAACCATTCCTTTCCAGTCATCATGGCTGCGAGGGCTGATTTCATATCCGACAACCGGGGATTCCTTTTCGCAAAGATCAATCATGTCAGCTAGAAGCGTCTTCTTTTTGAGAAAAACGTCAGCGTGGGTAGCAAACAGATAGGGAGTGCGACACAAAGAAAATGCCAAATCCATTGCTATTGCTGGGAAATCTGATGGATGTGTTGTAGAATTTAAGCGAAGGCAATGAACTTCCACACTTTCTGAGCGAAGACTTTCTATTTTAGAATAGATTTCTGGAAGACTGCCTGTGTCAATAATAACAATGTATGGTGTTTCACTTTGTAGTTGGAGCAGCTTGACGGCAATTTCCAATGAATCGTATGTATCCATACAAGGAATTACAGCCGTAACTCTGTAGTGCCAAGGCTTTTTTGAACAGGAACCTTCCCACGGCTTTTGCATTGCCAAACAATTTCTAACGGGGGCAAAATTGTTAAAGTTATTTAAACTATTTAGCGACATGATCGACAAGCCCTTCGCACCTAAGTTCTATAAGGATTTACAGACTTATTATAGAAACAAAGGTATGAAAAATGAGGCCGATGCATTCGAGCATTTAATGAGGACTAGATTCCATGATAACGATTCACATGGTAATACAGAACAATCAAAAAACGATTCAAAAAGCGATTGATTCAGTGTCTTCATTGAACGCAAAGTTTTTATTTGCAGACATAGGATGCACAGACAAGACGGCAGATATTTGCAAGAAATATGGCGAAGTCATTCGGATGAATTTCCGTAATGATCTTAGTGCTATTCGCAATGAGTTGTGTCAAAAAGAAACAGAATGGAACCTTCAGCTTGAACCTTGGGAAGAAGTTTTGACTGGTTTGGAAGAGATAGAAGGTTTAGATGAAGGTAATTATCGTTGTAATATCATTCAAAACACATTGATAACCAAGCCGATCAGGTTGTGGCATAAAAGCAGAAAAATCAAATATAAAAACCCGGTTTACGAAATTATACCGGGAACTGCTGGGCCGACTGGCATCTATATTCGATCCACACCACCAGACCTGACAGAGAGAAATCTCGAATTGTTAGAGGCTTGGAAAAGCAACAACCCAATGGCTTTTGAATACCACTATTACAAAGCCTGCATTTTTCTTACACAAAGCAAGTGGAAAGAATTCATCGACCTTGCCAACCATTTCTTATTTCAAGAAAAGAAAATGACAATGGCTTCGATAATGACTCGCTATTATATGGCCACAGTTTATTGCTACGTTCTAAAAGATCAACGCAAGGCACTTGAGTTGCTGATGTATTGTTTTGCAGAGAAGCCATTGATGGCCGAATTTTGGTGCCTTTTGGGGGACATTTACTACGAAGCTGATGAGTACGGAAAAGCAAAGTGCTTCTATGAAAATGCCAAGATTCTTGGGTCTAGGCGACTTAATTCTGATGAGTGGCCATTTGATATATCAAAATACAAAGATTACCCCGACAAAATGATTGCATCTTGTGACGAGGTAATCTCCAAAGCAATTAGAATAAAATCTCAAGTTCGTTAATGATTACCGTGACTTGATCTTCATAGCGGGTCATAGCGATTTGTTTGCGACCTTTTGGCAGCTTACGCATTTTGTCTTCAAGCTCGTTAATATGACAGTTGATGACAGTCCAGTTGTTCTCTGCCAACTTTTTGATTTCTTCGTCTATGTTTGATAAAGAGCGATTGGGGAAATACGACTTTAGTTGTTCTGTACATTCCTTGAGTATCTTACGATAGAGTGGCGTATTGCAGGCACAACCCGGATTGTTCAGATATTTTTGAACATCTTCATTAAGAGACTTCGGTAGACTTTCACGAAATCGGGAGTCCCGAAGAGCCTGTTTCACGTCCAGCAGTGTTACCAGTTTCATTTACTTCCTCGACAAATTCTATTTGTTTAGACATAATGACCCTGCCGCATTTTGGGCATTTGAAACGAAGGCGTTGTGCTTTATAAGGAGGCGTAACGGTCTTCTTCGTCATCGGGTCGATAAAGGGCAATTCGTGTTGTATTTTAGACGTTTTAACCGGAACCAAATCTTGAATATCGGTTCCATCAGTTAATCTCTTATAGCCGCAGATTTCACAATATAATTGATAGCGTTTTAGGGACATTATTCCTCTTTGTCGTCACTTGGTAACTTGACTATGGTTGATGCTTCGATCCAATTCAAAAGCATTGCTGCTAAGTTAGCTACGAAACCACCCGCACATCCACAAGCAAAAATTTGCAATGGGTCTTGGGTCAACCATATATTGCCCATCAGGAAACCGGCCCAAGTACCAGAACACAAATAACAATCAACAACAGAGCCAAAGTCGGCCCATAGAATTAGCACGACCATCAAAGCTGCAAAATATGGAAGTCCTGTAAATCCAAACTTAAATGTCCAAAGGACGCACACCGCCGCTGCAACCGCAGTAAGGATCACCTTCAAATTGAAGGAGGAATTTTTAGCTCTGGCCGAATATTCCTTAATCAATTTTCTTGGCGTTTCAAAAATAGAACCATCGACAATGATATGGGCCATCCCGATGGTTGTCAAAATAAACATCAAAAAAGCTAAAGTGGTCATTTTTACCTCATTTCCAGAATGTTAAACTTATTTGGTCGCCTTTGCGATAGGCCGAAAAATCTACAAATCCCTCGAATCTACACAATTCTGATTGGATTTCGTCTATCTTGCCATTATAATTCTGGACTGTGTGATAATCAATTTTATCCAGTACAATTATATCGTGGAAATACTCTTCTAGCTTATCCAAATGGGATTTTTCTAGGGAGTTCAAGAAATCAATTAGGCTGCGTTTGCCTAAGTTTTGCATACCGGGCACTCTTTTACTGAGTGCCCATTGCTCAAAAAGAGGTCGAAATTCTGGGAGAGTGTCCCATACCTTTTTGTCGAAGAAAACTAAATCTTCTACATTTTGCAAATTGAGTATCATGAAATCGGCCTCAAAATTTATTCAACCACACTATGATGAAATTAGACGCTCGAATTAAAAGAGTAGTACAAGGAGAAAAATATGGCAGACGATGTATTCCGTCCAAGAAAAGTAGATGATGACGAATTAAAGAAGGCCGAAGCCGTTCGCAAAGCATTGAGTGATGATGAACAAGAATCTAAGCCAGACGCAGGCAGCGTAGAGGTCAAAGGAAATGTACCCAAGGAGTTTTTGCAGGCACTCAAGATGGCCCAGCAATCCGACCCCAATGTTCCTTTAAGCGAGCAAGTAGGGGCGGCAGCACCAAAGCCATTTTCTTCTCTAAAGGAAAGACCAGCCGGTAAGGGAAGCAAGAGATTTACAAACGAAGCTAAGCAAGGTCCAGAAATTGTTCGTCACGATACTCACTCTGGTCACTTGAAAGACCTTTTGCAACAGTTGAAGTCTTCGACTTATAACTACGAAGAAGTTCAACTTCCATCTAAGGGCAAGTTCTACGACGGCGTAAATGGTCCAAGCAACGGCATCCTCAGTATCCGTCAAATGACCGGCGAAGAAGAGCAAATTCTTGCCACACCGAGATTCGTTCGGAAGGGCCAAGCCATCAACATGATTTTCAAGCGTTGTATGATGGAAAACTTCCAACCAGAAAATCTTTTGACTGCTGACAGAACTTATCTTTTGATTTATCTTCGTGGTATTTCTTACTCAAATCACTACGATGTAGAAGTAAAGTGCCCAGAGTGCGAGAAGAAATTCTCGGCTGATATTGATTTGGCAAGCCTTTATGTTGAGCATTGCCCAGACGAATTCGGCCCAATGCTCGAAGACACATTGCCAACAACTGGTTTGGTTTTCCATTACCGTCTTTCCACAGGTCGTGATGAACAAGAAATCACAGAATATCGTGATCGAAGACTCAAGACCTACGGCGATCAAGCGGCAGACGACACCTTGACTCACAGAACGTCGATGTTGCTCGAAGATATTGACGGAATTACTGACAAGTCTGAGCTTCAAATTCTCTTGAAGAATTTGCCGATCAATGACGTTGCTCATATCCGCAACTGTATCAATGAGCCACCATTCGGCGTGGATACAAACGTGGAAATTTTCTGCCCAAGTTGCCTCCAAGAATTTGAAATGGACTTGCCTCTTGAAGCAAATTTTTTCTTCCCCCGGAAGAAGAAGGCCGAGAACATCCAAGCCTAACTTTGGGGAAAAACTTGCTAGAAGAGCAATTCTTCTTCATGTATCACTTGCGTCAAGGGCTGCATAGCAGCATGTCTATGCCTATCAATACCAGAAAGTGGTTAATTGATAGGTTTGTCCAGCAGAAAGAACAAGAAAACGAAGCAATGGAAGCCCAGAGAAGAAAGGCCCAAGCAGCTTCAAGAAGGAGATAAGATAAGTGGCAACCAAAGAAAGAATGCAAAATCCGGTCTGCGGTGACACCGTGCGTCTACGGTTATTGACATACAATTCCAATAACCGTAGAAATGTGCAGTCTATCGAAAAGATAGAAATTTATTTCCTTGATCCCAATGAAGTTAGTTCCACCAATCCAGATGGTCGCAGACTGGTGCAAACAATTTCTGCCGATGACGTTGTTCAAGAAGCCACCGGACAATATTTAATTGAAGTCCCGATTGCCGATCCGCTTTATACAATCGGGAGATATGTCGATGCTTGGTATGTGACATTTGAGGACGGCGAATGTCAAACAGCTTGTATCACAAATAACTTTGTAATTTATCCCGACTTATGGTTTACTTCTCCTGTACCACCGATATATGACTTCAGCTTTGCCTTCAGACCAAACAAAATACGCAAGGGAACAAAGAGATACATAATCATACAAATAACCCCGAATGTCCCACGAGGGTCCGATATACTACCCTACTACGAAAATCTCGCCATAGTCTCAGATTTACGGGTATCTATTGAAATTGCCTGCGGGGAGTGTGTCCCGGCAGAACAAGATTTACGCCTGTTAGTAGATCGTGCCCTCGTGGACTATCGGGAAAAAATGTATGCTTACTATTTCCTAGACACGAATGAACTCGAATGTGGAATTTACAACGTATGGTTTGAATTGGCGTTTGGAGAGAATGTTTTTATATCAGAAAAGAATCAATTACAAATATTCGATTAAGGAGATAGATGACCGATAAAGTAGATATGTCTGGAAAAGATAACCCATATTTGGCCGCAGACAAATTGCCATTTGCTTTTAGATTCAAAGTTTATTCTGAACTATTCAAAGACCTTGAATGGTTAATCAAAGACACAGAAATAAATTACATCAAAAAGGAATTAAAAGTAAACGTATACGAAGTGGTCGATGCCAAGACCTTCGATTGGATCGAGAAGATCATTCGAGAAGGATCAAAAGACCGCTGGACTTTGGTGGCCCTCAGCGCCGCAGGAACAAAGTTGTACACCCAAATTTTTGAAGGCGTCACCGTCACAGATCATTCCGTCAAGTACGACTACAGCACGGGCAGCAAGATCGTCACGCACGCTCTAACTTTCAACTTCTCGAACTACAAGCGAACCGACAAAAACTGATTTTCTGTCTTTTCATGAGCGAAAACCCGGTTTGGGTTTGAACCGCAAGTCCTTAGTTTTCTAAGACTTGCGGTTTTTTTGTTGCTGGGATTCCCGCAGCTTTACAACCGACAAATCTGTGGTAGAATGCACTTCGTTGTCGATTCGGTGTCCCATCAGTTCTAAACGACGAGGCATTTATGGGTTCTAAGCGACGTATCCGGCGTCAGAACGAGAAGCGTGCGAAGGAACAGCAAGCCGAACAGATGCGCAAGTCACAACTCGCAGGAGGTCTAGGTCCAGTGAATCAACCCCTCTTTGGCGGCGTTGGCCGCACCAGTGTTGCGGATATGGTCTTGCAGAAGCATCGCTTCTTGCACGAAGAGAAACCGCAGGTTCAGCCTGTCTCTCCTGATAAGCCATTGCCGGGTGTTGCAAATCAGCAACAGCCACAGCACAAGCCCGCTCCGACCAGTCCTGTTGGCAAGATCACCGACGAGATTGTATCGGAAGAGCAGCGTCGTCACAAGGAAATCTGCAAGCAGGCCAAGACGAATCAGGAATACTACCTGTTTGCCTGCAACGGCAAAGACAAGCCGTGGTTCGCTTTCCCCCGCAACCAGAATCAGTATAGCGAGTACATTATGCTGACGGGGCCAATGGCAAAGACCTGTCTCGACAACATTTGGCTGGAAGACGAAGGCAATCGTCGTCTTGACCGTTCAACTGTTGAGAAGTACAAACGGGACATGCTCAATGGTTCGTGGATTCCCACCGACGAAGCAATCGGTGTGGACTACCAGAACAAGGTCTACAACGGTCGTCACCGGCTGACGGCAATCAAAGAAATCTGGGAAGAAGGCGGGCAGATCGAAATCCCGCTTTACTTCACCTTTAACGTGCTGACTACGGCACGATTCGTCATCGACTCCGGGCGTGTCCGTCCACTCAGCGACCGTTTGAAGCTGATTGTGGACTCGAAATTGGCAAGCAATCGCATTGCCGGTTTCTGTCGGGCGCTGATGAAGGGATTGAGCAGCAAGCAGGTTCGATACACCGAATCCGAAGTGGCGGCATTCGCCCACAAGTGGGAACACGTCATCGACTGGATTCACACTCATCTGCCACAAGGCCGGGCGGAAGTGCAAGCCGCTGTCGCCAAGGCGTATATGTGGTACGGTGCCGAGAAGATCGAACCGTTCTGTGAACGGCTCCGTGAAATCAAGTTCAGCGATGACGGCGATCCGGCCCGTGCCCTGTTCGTGAGTTTGCAGCGAATGCGTGCCCAACGCATTAACGCACAGGGATTGTCGTACCGTAAAACCTTGGGGGCCATCAACGCCCTCATGACGGACAAAAAGATCGACAAACTCTATGAACGGGACGAGGATATTTTCCAGTGGTTGCCCGGCTGGGAAATGCCGAAGAAGTCGTAGTCCCGAATATCCGGCGAAAATAGCCCGGTGAATATTCACCGGGCTATTTTTTTATCTGGGAGTGCGAAGAACTTTTCCGTATATGTAGCGTAGCAAGCAAAACTGCTTTACCACATAACAAAACTGTGGTATAATCGCAGCAGACTAACTCCCTCATCGCAATTCGGAGCGGACTGATGGCCGTCAACATTCAGAATAAGCTGGGTTTTTGGATCAAGAACAACCTCAACGTGTTGTTTATCGGCAAGCACGGCGTCGGCAAGACCGCTATGGTCAAGCAAGCCTTCGATGAACACAACTTAAACTGGCGGTATTTCTCGGCGTCCACAATGGACCCTTGGGTTGACTTCGTTGGTGTCCCCAAGGAAAAGTCCGAAGGCAAATTCGGCTCCGACCAGTTTGAAGTTATTCGTGAACTTATCAACATCGACCAATCCCTTGCTTTGGAATGGATCGAAAAGAATTGGCACCTGAAAGGCGAATCTGCTCAAAAGGTAGTGCAGAGCGTCGAAAACCGTCGTCAATTCAACTATCTTGAGTTGGTTCGTCCTCGCACCTTTGCCACTGGCGAAGTCGAAGCGTTATTCTTTGACGAATTCAACCGTAGCCCGAAGAAGGTTCGCAATGCCGTGATGGAATTGCTGCAATTCAAATCCATCAACGGCGAGAAATTCCCGAATCTCAAGATCGTTTGGGCGGCGATCAACCCCGACGACGACGAAGATGAAACCTACGACGTGGAAAAGTTGGACCCTGCTCAGCAGGACCGCTACCACGTTATTACGACCATCCCTTATTTGCCGAATACCGAGTGGTTCCGGCAGAAATTTGGTCGTCGCTTGGCCGATTCCGCCATCGGTTGGTGGAAGGAATTGACCCCCGAAATGCAGAATGTCGTCTCGCCCCGGCGTCTCGAATACGCCCTGAATATGTTCCAATTACACGGAGATATTCGGGATGTTATTCCGCATGAGGCTGGCGTCAGCAAGTTGGCGAACGCCCTCAATACCGGGCCGACTTCCGACCGGCTTTCGGAATTGATGGAAGCCAACGACGTTGCCGGGGCACGGACATTCCTTTCCAACGAGAATAACTTCGCCGCAGCGATGAAGTTCATTCCAGAGTCGGATACTCTGATGAATTTCTTCCTGCCGCTTATCTCGAAGGAAAAGATTGCTTCCTCGATGGCGGATAATGCCAAAATTCGCAAGCATATCATCACGAATTCGGACAAAATTCCGGTATTCATGAATGTTTGTGACGAAATTCTCAAGGCTGGCACCGACCAGAAAACGGGACGAGAAATTCGCAAAGTTCTTCAACAGAACCAAGAGTTGGCTCGTGCCTTCGCCACCAAAAGCAGCGGCGGCGACAGTGAAGTAGCAGAAGCACACTACACTGGCGAGTCCGCAGCGGCATTCACCGGCATCCTGACGCAACTACGCCGATTGGATGCCAATACTCCGCAACTGCAACAGTCGGCGTATGAGAAGATCGAGAAGAGCCTTCCGAAAGACATGACGGCAGACCAAGCATTGAATGCTCTGGAAGTGCTTAGTGCATCGGTGGGCAAGATGTGGCCCGCATCGTTGACAAGCCCGCCGTTTGCCAAGCTGCCGGGCGTGGTCAACCACTGCATCAAGGAAATCCATCGGAACACCGGCCACAACTGGTCGATGATTCTGAGTCGGCACGGTGGGCGATTTGTGGCCCTTATGACTAAGCTGAATGAGGCTGGCTTGAGCCACAAACTCGTGCAACCCAAGTGAGGAAACAATGGCCGACTTCATGAAAACTATGGCCCTGCCTCGAATCACCAACGATGAATGGTTGGAGATTTCGATGGCCCTTGAAGGGCACCACGCAGTCTTCTACAAGCTATGGCAGATGGGCAAGCCCGTATTCAACGAGGATTTGCCCACCGCTGCTGTACAGTTTGATGAAGTGGGGGAATTTGTTTACTTCCACTTCAATCCGACATTCTGGCAGCGTTTGGACTTTAATGGCAAGTTATTCGTAATTTGCCACGAAGCACTGCACGTTATTTTGAATCACGGCATCCGTATTCGTGATGCCGGTATCAATCGGCGTGCAGCCAATTCTGCTTTGGATATTGTTGTCAATCATAATCTGGTGCGGGGCTTTGGCTTCGACCGGAAGAAAATTGACGATGTTATCAAGCCCATTTTCAAACAAATGGCTATTGACGAGGGCAAGCCGTGGGGACCGGAACAAGAGGCTAACGGCGGTCTTTGCTGGGTGGATACTGTCTTTAAGGACAAGAAACCCATGCCCAAAGACGACGAAATGTTCGAGCATTACTACAACCTATTCGAGAAGATGTACGGCGATGGTGGACCCGGTGACGGGGAAGCTGGCCCCGGTCAACCGGGTGGTTCGCTTGACGATCACTCGATGATGGGCGAGGAACAGTCCGACGCTTGGGGCAAAGTCATTGACAATTTGTCCAAGGAATTGACTGAGGATGAAAAGAAACCCCTCAAGTCGATGGTGGACAAGCATTTTCAGAATCCGCCCAAGGATGCAAAAAACCAGCAGGCCGGAACCGGCACTGGTGGTCAGTGGGTCTTTGCCAAAATCGGCAAGGTCGTAAAGAAAAAGAAGTGGGAAACCGTCATCAAGAAATGGGCGAGCAAATATCTTGTTGAAAAAGACAAGGATATTGAGCAATGGGCACGAGTCCAGCGCCGGTTGACGTTCCTGCCTCGTGATATGTTCTTACCTTCCGATATGGAAGTCGAAGAACATGAAAATGAAAAGAAAAAGATCAAGGTGTTTTTCTTCCTTGATACTTCGGGTTCATGTTGGGGACTCAAGGATCGGTTTTTCACCGCCGCCGAGAGTCTTCCCACGGAACGATTCGATGTTCGCCTGTTCTGCTTCGATACGGTCGTCAAGGAAACCACCTTGGCGTCCAAGAAAATTTATGGTGGTGGTGGCACTAGCTTTTCCATCTTGGAGAAGCATGTTCAGGCCGTCATGAATCAGGAAAACTGCAAATATCCCGAAGCGGTATTTGTGATTACTGACGGATACGGTGATTCGATTCGTCCGCAAGACCCGTCGAAATGGTATTGGTTTATTACTCAGGGCGGAACCAAAAACTATATCGACAAAGATTGCAATTTCTTCCGCCTTGAAGATTACGAATAAATACGGGAGTGGTCATGGACTTCACGTTCTTGGATCACAAAGAGAATATTCCCGTACTGACATGGCTCGGCAGAAAAGAGTGGATTGTTTACAAAGCACTCTCGGAACGCCGGGCCATTTCAGTACGGCCTGTTAAATTCATGCTTGTCCCAAAGCACGGCGAAGCCGATGCATATAAGGCCAAGCACCCCGATGAACCCGTCATTGTCGTGGGGGAGAAAGAATTCAAAAGCCATCCCCCTGAATTCTGGCGGCAATTTAACAAAATTCTCGATGTACTCCAAATAGACCCTATCGGGACTTTTTGGTATTACACCCTCAGCAAATCTTTGGCTGGTGGGCCGAAGCTATTTCGCCCGCTTCCAGAGCAATGTGAGGCATTGCAGCATTCGTCTGCTTCGTATTCATTTGATGATTACAAGCAACCATATCCCGTCATTATTCTGGAAATCCCACCAGAATACGGGAACACTCTCAAACAGGAATACAACATTCCTGATACACCAAAATTTGTTTTGGTACATCATGACGATCAAAAGAAATTCATCAACGTCAGTGCCTTCTTCAACCGAAGTAACGTGATTACTCACGTCACACCCCGGCGAGAAGAATTTAAAACTATTGAAGATGCCATCATCGGCAACCGGCCCAATCGCAACGAGGGGTTAGTGAATTTGGCTGATGCCGAATGCAATGCTGCTGAAAACGTACAGAGGCTTGGTGTGAATTTCGCCATGATGATGAGCCTGTATTCCGTCAAGGATTATGGGCCACTCGATCCACAAAAGTATAAACAATGGCAACAGGAAGCACGGGCTAAGCGTCGTGGCAATATTCCAACACGGCGGGCGATGGAAGCACAAGCAAACCTTGCCGCCTCTGTCAATCTTTTGAAATTCGATCAAAAGGTCGAGTTTTATGATGAAGTCGTGGAGAATGTACCCGAAGGCGAAGCTGTAGAAATGGATTTGCTCAAGAAATCGCCACGTTCCCACTGGCGGCGGGGGCATTTTGCCAACCAGCCCTATGGACCGGGCCTTCGGGAGCGAAAGATCATTTTCCGCAAACCCGTAATGGTTCGTGCTGGCGCATTCTTCGGTGACGTAAAAAATACGAGCGTCACTTATACTGCCCATGCAGCAAGAAAACCACAAAATATTGGACCGAGGGTCGGCACGAAAATCAAAGTTATCAACGCTGACGAAGTACCAGCCGGTACGGTAGGAATTGTGCAGAAAGTAAAAGTTCTCAATACAATCCAACAAATCGAGGCGGTCACAGAGGCCGAAGAGAATTTCATTCTCATTTGCCCTCCTGATTCCTACGAGAATATCCTTCATTCCAATGAATATCGAATCTTTTGAAGAAGTCCTGAAACGTCAAGAAGCCCTTGACCCGGAACTCAAGCCTTGGCTTGAGAAGGGTCGGGGTGCGCTTGGTTGGCCTACTCTCAAGCACCCACTTGTATTCGGCGTCCCATACATGGAAGCAATGAATGCCATGTATAACGCTCAACTAAAAGCCAAGAAAGAATATGCTGCCAAAGCGATGGAAGAGCAGAAATGGAGTAGTTATCTCTACATCCACGAACGTCCCTATCGCTTCCAGAAGTTTGTCGAAATTGAAAACCTAATGTCCGACAAGGATTATTGGGACAATTTGGGAAGCATCTGGTCAGATAGCGAAAATATCTGGCAATACAAGCATATCGTCGCCATGCTTCTATTGAGCAGCCGTGGCGATAAAGAACACTTTATGAATGATGAAGAACGGAAGTTCCTTGAGGGCTTGCCGGAAGAATTCATCATTTATCGAGGCCATCAGGGAATCAATCGAAGCGGGTATAGCTGGACGCTCAGTTATTGGCGTGCCCGTTGGTTCGCTCAACGATTCGATCACAAAAAGAACGGCGTCGTACAAGCCATTGTCAACAAAAAGGACATTATCGGCGTCCTTCTTGGGCGAGGGGAGTACGAAATCGTCACCCTGCCCAGCCGTCTCAAAATCGAACCCTGCCAGAAGGTTGCAAAGCGACCCGGTTGGATGGAATCGGTGTTGAAAGAGGCGTGGTCCCGATTTTCTTTGGTTCGGGCGGGAAGTTTTCATGGACTTTGGCATTGGGAGAAGGTAGAAAAGAATGCAGTGTTCTTGGCGAACAACACACCGGGGGCCGACAAGACCGTGGCCCAACTGTTTGCTCTGGTCCACGATAGCAAGCGGCAAAACGAAGATGAAGACCCCGAACACGGGCATCGCTCTGCTAAATGGGCAGAAGAACTATTCGAGGAAGGGCGACTCAAGATCAATCGGGATCAATTAAACAAATTGGTAGAGGCTTGCAAGTACCACAACGATGGCCAGACTAGCAACGACCCGACGATTGGTGTATGTTGGGATGCTGACCGTCTGGACTTGCCACGAGTAGGCATCACTCCTGACCCGAAATATCTCTCTACTGAGGCCGGGAAGAAATTCCTTTGGAGGATTTAATGGACGAAACAATCAACATCGGTGGCGTCGATATAAAGGTCGCCTCTCAAGAGGAAATCAACAAAGAAGCAGACGCAGGCAATATGATTTTTGCCTGTATGCCCACCAAATACGGCCCATCAGCGGTGCCGAATTCTCGAACGGTCCAGTGTGAGAAATGTGAACTACCCCGCCGCTAAAGACGGCGGGGCTTCCGTTCCAATCAGCAGCCCACTCTGAGCAGGTCTTACGCCAAGACAAACGGCTATCCCCTCTGTTCCAGAGGTTAGTATTCTCATCCCCTCAACTAAAATGTTCTTGGCTGAGTTATAATCACGCTGGTTCGTTTCCCAACAATTCCAACAACACCACTCCTTGCAATCCTTCGGCAAATCTTTATATCGCCAACCACAATGACTGCATAGTTGCGACGATGGAAACCATCGTGATACCTTCACCAACTGCCGACCATGCCAGACCGCCTTGTAGCTCAATTTCTGGACAAAAGAATAGAAACCACAGTCCTGAATGTCCCTGTGTCTTCTCTTCTCCTTCCATCGTGGTTCTTCTCGGTCATCTGGTTTGGTCTTTGCAAGCATGGATGCCACATCAAGGTCTTCCAGACAGATGATTTGGTTTTCATCAACTATCCGACGACTCAATTTGTGCAGGAAATCTTCACGCTTATTATGTGCCTTGAGGTACAACTTTGCTAACGCTTTCTTTGCTTTCGTTAATCCATTACTTTTGTTCTTTTTTCTTCTGGTGACTCTCTGGTGCAATAGCTTCAATCGTTGCCGGTGTTCTTTCGCTGGTCGTGGATTTTTATGTGATACACTATTGCTATCTACCATCGCTGTCACGTTCAAGTCCACGCCAACACTTCGATTACTTACTGGTAGCGGCTGTATATCTCGTTCAACCGTGATGGATACATGATACTGTCCTGCTTTGTTCTTGCTGATTGTTGCAAACTGTATATCGCCTTCAACCTCACGGTGCTGAATGATTGGTATACCTTCAAGAAACTTAGGAAACACCAGCTTGCCATTAACTAAGTAGATGTTCTGTTTAATGCGGAAAGACTGTTTGTCGTGCTTTCGCTTAAACTGAGGAAAGCCCTTCTTGCCTTTTTTCTTTTCTTTCACTCTGCGGAAGAAGTTGTTATACGCATTCTGCAAGCATTCAACCGCATACTGCAAAGACTGACTGCCGACTTCTTTGAGCCAGATACAAGTCGTCTTGATTTCAGGTAGTTCCTTTTCGTTGTCTGATCTACGAAGCGTCTTCTTGTTAGTCTTGTATTCCTCAATCCTTTTGTCAAGAAAATGATTGTATATCCAACGCACACAGCCGAAGTGCTTGGCGAGCAACACTTCTTGCTGTGGTGTTGGAGACAGCCGAAACTTGTAGGAGTACAGATGCTTCATATTTAGTCCAAGTAATACTTCATCAACGTTTTCCACAGATTTTTGTTATCATTTAACTTCTTGGCAACTTCCGGTCGGTCTTCTGCCATGTGTTCTAGCATGTTCTCGATGGAAGTTGGTTCGCCATCTTTGGCACGATCTATAGCCCAATCTGCGTCGAAGTAGTTGTTCAACGCTGCCTTTACGTCAGGATTATCCTTCAACCAACCACTGCTTAATATCTTGCTTCTGTTTGGCAAACTTGTTTTTGTTTAGAAAGTAGTAATACGCCTTGTAGACCGCTTGCGGCGTCTTATAGCCGTGACCGTTGGCAGTGCCATCAAAGTCATCGTTGGTTTCTACGAACCACCGAGTTTCCTTCATTGGCACACCGTATTCCTCGCTCTTGTCTATTTCCTTCTTGATGAGGTTCAATTTAGGCATTGTCTGTTCGTTCATTCTTGCTCTCCTGTTTCTTGACGTATTCCAGCATCAGGTCACGAAGGGTTTCCGAGACTTTCTTGTAGTTCTCCTCGCACGCTTCGGAGAATTGGTCATATAAAGACGGCTGTACCATGAAGATCACTTGCCGCTCGGTTTTCTCTTTACTTTTTGCCATCACTATAATATAGTGTTCTTGCCGTTATTTTTCAACGAGAAAAATTCGATGAAAAAGAAAAAGAAGTACAAAAGCAATTCGCACTGCAAGTTCCTCTTGAAATGCCACGTCATCTTTGTGACCAAGTATCGGAAGAAGATACTGGTGAACAAGGTCAACGATGACATGAAACAAATTCTCTTTGACATATCCAACGAGTCGGACTTCAAAATCGAAGTCATGGAGTCAGAAGATAGCAACCATGTCCACCTGCTTGTGGATTACCCGCCGAACATCTCGGTGAGTAGTATCGTGAATCGGCTGAAAAGTATGTCCACGAGCCGCATCTGGCAGAGGTTTCCCGTATTCTTGTCGAGGCACTTCTGGAAATAACATACGTTCTGGTCAGATGGATATTTTGCTTGTTCAACTGGCGATGTATCCACAGAGACAATCAAGAAGTACATCGAAGAACAGGGCTGATAGCCGCTTTAGTGGCGTTGTTATCTGATTTTTGGGGTGTGATATTTGTCCAGCTTCAGCCAAATTGGAATTAGCAGCAGTCCTATTTTGTCCTGAATTAGTCCTATGGCGGCGATTCATCCCACTACCCTAAAGAGGTTTGGTCGCAGTCTCGCTCCCTACGGTCGCTCGCTTTGCGACCAAACTTTCCTTCGGAAAGTAGGGGCTTTCTCGCC